TTGCCTACCATGTTCCTTGCTACATAAAGATTTTCGGCAAGGACTGGTTCACATGAGACAAAAAAATAGCTGTACAAGCGTACAGCACAACAAACAAACAATATAAACCCACTGCTATTATAGCAGAACTGAAAGGAAAAGTCAAATGAATATAGAGAAATATTTTGACAGGACAAAAATCAAGGGCAAGTATCAGCAGGCTGTTGCCGCAGCAACAGCAAAGGCGCTCACGCTGTTCTGTGAGCAGGAAACCGAATTTGAGCAGGCAATCGAGCAGTCAGGCAAGAGCTTTCAGGGGTGTCTTGACAGTGCAGTTCAAGGGATAAAGGCAAGTTGCTCAGACTTTGAAGTGTTCAGCAGAGCCGTGAAGTTTTACTTCTCCACAGCAGAGGTCCACTTCAATATGAAAATAGACCTCATCGGCAGCACCGGTCAGGAAGATTCGCCGATCACTATGGTTAAAAACAGCCTCGATCTGTCACTCGACAGCCTTCTCGATTTCTGAGGTGCGGTATGAAAAAGGAGAGAAAAGAAGCGCTGCTGAGGAGTTTCCCGCCTGTCCCTTATGATATAGCGGAGCAGATGTGTGCCGGAAAGAATGCGGCTAACTATATCGTGTTTCTCACTCGTGGAGACGAGCTGTATGTGAGAGGCTATCACAAATATTCAAAGGGTCACGGTATAGTAGAGCGTCAGCGTTATGTATTCGCCAAGGACGGATTTGTACGATACGGCATCGATTTCAGGGGCAAGTGGAGCGTTCGCTCGGAGTTTCGTGAACCTGTGTTTTGCAGCACTGCATATGGATATTCTTTCGATAATTCATACACAGCACTGAATCTTCAGGCAATAAAACGATCATGTATGAAGTATTCGATGATAGATAATAAAGGCTCTCATCGTTTGCTTATCGAATATCTCAGATTGTACTGCAAGCACCCGAATATCGAGTATCTGCTGAAATCAGGATACTATCCGATCAAAGAGAGGGTATCAGGATATTGGGGTGGGCGGACAAGCTTGTATGCATCGCAGAAAATCAATTGGAAAAGCAATAACCTGCTGAAAATGCTGAACCTGAACCGCACGGAATTTGCGGTATTGAAAGGCAGTGAGGGGTATTACGAAAGATATATCTTTTGGCGCGAAAAGTTCCCGAAGATGAAGCCGGAAGATATCTTGCACGTTTCAAAAGTGTTCGGTTATGAAACCGGGACGCTACAGCGATTATGTGAATCTACAGGGATAAAACCTCCGAGGCTCGCACGGTATCTCAGCGAAAGTGAAATAGATACAAGGGATTACAGTGACTATATATCCCAGTGCAGGGAACTCGGGTATGATATGCATGATACAGCAATATCAATGCCGCATGGCTTTCAGGCGATACATGAACGTTTGTCCGAACTGATAAAAATAAAGGTCAGTGATGAAGCAAGAGCTGCATTCAAAGAGAATTATCCTTTGCGAAAGAAACTCGAGTACCGTTTCGGTAGTCTGTTTATCCGACAGCCCGAAAGCATGAATGAGATCGTAGAGGAAGGTTCACTTCTGCACCATTGTGTGGGAGGATATGCTGAACGCCATGCACATGGGAAACTCCACATACTTTTCATCAGGGCAGCGGACAAGCCAGACGTTCCGTATTACACAATGGAGCTGAGCGTTTCAGGCGATATCGTTCAGGTCAGAGGGCTGAGAAACCGTGACATGACTCGCAAAGTCAAAGATTTTGTGGAGCAGTATAAAAAGTACATTGCAGAAATTTTTATTAAAAAGGAGAAGATATCGGCATGAATGAAAAACCTACACGCTGTATAGATCCGGTTATCAAGTATTGTCAGGAATGCCCGCTTGGCTGGGTAAAATATCCTGACTGGGTCGAAACCCTTGAAGATCTGCGCGGCTGCACATTTGAAAGCGGATGCTGCTATGGATTTGAAAACGATGAACCCACCGGGGAAGAACTCAGGGAGTTCAATGAATGGTGGGAAAACGCACATTAAAAGGAGAACAGGTATGAATGAATTAAAGAAATACTCTACTCCTCAGCTTGTGGATGAGCTGAGAAGCAGAGCAGAAACAGGCGTATACAATTGTGACTTGTATCGTGACGATAATTACAGGGTCACTATTAAAAAAACATATGGTGACAACATCACAATTTCACCGCCGACTTTCTGTGACGTTATCATTGTCAATCGTAAGGGCTTTCATCAGGAATCCCAGAGAAATGAATAGGAGTAAAAATATGATTGAACCCGGAATCAAAACACCACCGGCGGATACTTCATCGGTGGTAACAAGCAAGTACACAGAAGCATATAACCTTAACGTTCGCATATGCGTTAACGCACAAATGGCACAGCAGAACCTCTATGAAGTCTGCAAAGGGCTTAAAGAAATGCGCGACGGTAAGCTGTACAAGGAACTTGGGTATCAGAATTTTGAGGGTTATTGCGAAAGTGAAGTGGGTTTTGGAAGGCGACAAGCATATCGAATGATTGATATTGCTGAGAAGTTACCTACTGATTTTGTGACATCGATGTCACAAATTGGAATGTCAAAGCTTACTCTCCTCGCAACGCTCGACGAACCTCAGCGAGAGGAAATACAGCAGAACGTTGACCTCGAAACCACTTCCGTCAGAGAGCTGAAAGAGAAGATAGACTCCCTCAAAAAGACTAACGACAGACTTATGAGCAAGGTCGATGAAGCTGAGAAGAATGCCGAGAAGTCAAGAAAAAGCGAAGAAGCTGCCTGTGGAAAACTGAGTATTCTTCAGACTGATACTGAATTTCAGAAGCAGAAGATAGCGCAGCTTGAATCAGAGATCAGCAAGAAAGAAGAAAACATTACCGCGCTTGAGGAACAGGTCGAACAGCTTGAAAACCGTCCTATCGAGGTAGCGGTCGAGAGCAATTCCCACGAAGTAGAAAATCTCATGGACGCGATGAAGCGTGTAGACCTTGACTGGTCGCTGAAATACAGTGAGCTTCAGGAGGAGACCACGAAAGAGACTATCAGGAACAATCAGGAGCACACTGCCGAGATCGAAAGGCTCAAAGCCGAGTATGAGGAAAAGCTTGCCAATGTCGAGCCTGTTTCTGACAGCAAGGCGGTTTTCAAGGCGTATCTTTCCAATGCTGTGGACGCAGTCAAGCGCCTTGCGGCATTTGTGCAGGAGCACCCTGATGAATTTTTCAGAAATAAGACAAGAGAGTTCTTTGAAAACATCAATAAAAGCATGGAGGTATAAAAATGGAGAGATTATTTGACATTTCGTCAGACTTTGCCGAACTTTTCGACAGGTTTGACGAGATACAGGAAATGGAGTTCGATAAGGACGAAAGCGGTCAGTACGTTGACGGCGAGGGCAATGTTGTCAATCCTGACACTTACCGCGCCGATATGCTTCAGGCATGGTTCGATACGCTTGAAGGCATCGAGGAGGAGTTTAATTTCAAAGCTGAGAACACAGCGCAGTACATAAAGTCTCTCAAAGCTGAGGAAGCTGCTATCAAAACCGAGGAGGACAAGCTCAAAAAGCGCCGCCAGCAGTACGGCAGAAAAATTGAATGCATGACTGCATATCTCAGAAATTGCATGGAGCAAATGGGCGTGAAAAAAATCGAAATGCCGAGGGCACGCATTACGATCCGCAGCAATGCTCCGTCTCTTAAAATCGCCGATGAAGTTGCATTTATAAATATGCTTCAGGACAGAGGCAGGGACGATCTGCTCAAATATGAGCTTCCTGAAATACGGAAGTCTGAAATAAAAAAACTCATCAAAGCAGGCGAAGATTTTCCGGGAGCGGTTCTGGAAAGTTCAAAGTCGCTCATTATAGGATAGGAGGCAAATGTTATGGGATTACCCGTGCTTATTTTAGGATACTCGGGAAGTGGAAAGTCCGCTTCGATGCGCAACTTTGGCGCTGAGGAAGTTTCACTTGTGAACGTAAACGGAAAGCCGCTGCCGTTCAGAACAAAGTTTAAGAACGTTCTGAATTCGGATAATTATCAGCAGATATCCGAGTTTATCAAGTCGCAGAATACCAAGGTCATAGTCATTGACGATACACAGTATCTTATGGCTAACGAATTTATGAGACGCGCAAAGGAAACGGGATATCAGAAGTTCACGGATATAGGCAAGAACTTCTGGGAGCTTGTCAAGCTGACCGAAACTCTGCCGCCCGATGTTGTGATATACTTCATGAACCACCTTGAAACGGGAGAGGACGGCAGAGAGAAATCAAAGACGATCGGCAAGCTTCTGGACGAAAAAATAACTGTAGAGGGGCTGTTCACTACGGTGCTCAAGACAGTCGTTGACGATGGCAAATATATGTTTGCGACCCAGACGGACGGGAACGACACCTGCAAGTCGCCTATGGGACTGTTCCCGTCAAAGTACATAGAGAACGACCTGAAATATGTTGATGATGCGATACGTGCGTATTATGGGATAGTGCCGTGCGAGGAGTGTACGGACTGCGGCAATCCTATCCTTGCGGTCAACGGCAGGACTCCTCAGCAGATCGCAGAGGGCACTCTCAAGAATTATGGCAGAAAGCTTTGCTGGAAGTGCATGGCAAAGGAAATAAACAAGCGCAAGGAGGCTAAGAGCAATGCCGCTTCGTGATTATCAGGAGGAGCTTGTGAGCCGTGTCCACAGTGCATGGCTGCACGGTAAGCGCGCTCCGTGCATAGTTCTCCCATGCGGTGGCGGTAAAAGCTGTATCGTTGCTGAAATGGCGCGCAGAGCTACAGCCAACAAGAAAAGCGTTCTCTTCCTCGTGCACCGTAAGGAGCTTTGCGAGCAGATAGAAAACACGTTCCGAAGGTGGGGAGTTGATATGCTGCGCTGCCGGGTCATGATGGTGCAGACAGCGGCGCGGAGACTGAGTAAGATACCACCGCCGTCGCTCATCATCACAGATGAAAATCACCACAGTACAGCCAACACATACAAGAAGGTGTATGAAGCGTTCCCAAACGCTCACAGGGTGGGAGTTACCGCAACTCCCATTCGGCTGGACGGTTCAGGGCTGGCAGATGTGAATGACGAATTGATCGTGGGTGTTTCGGCAAAATGGCTAATAGAACATAACTGCCTTTCACCGTATGAATACTACGCACCGAGCCTTGTTGACCTCACTGGGATAAAGATAAAAAAAGGCGATTATGACGTGAGTTCGGTCGAAAATCTCATGCTTAGAAAAGTCGTTTTCGGAGACGTGATAAAGTATTACAGGGAACTTGCGAACGGCAGGCAAGCGGTGTGCTACTGTGCGTCTGTACGCCATTCAATGGAAACAGCAATGCAGTTCAATCTTGCAGGGATCGAGGCGGCACACATAGACGGCAGCACTCCCAAGTCAGAGCGCGAACGTATTATAAACGATTTCCGCAGAGGCGCACTTGATATACTCTGCAACGTTGACCTCATATCCGAAGGCTTTGACGTTCCCGATTGTGAGTGCGCAATTCTGCTCCGTCCTACGCAATCGCTGACGTTGTACATTCAGCAGTCTATGAGGTGCATGAGATACCGCAAGGGCAAACGCGCGGTAATAATTGACCATGTGGGAAACTATGCACGATTCGGAATGCCCGACGCAGACCGCAGATGGTCGCTTGAAGGAAAGAAAAAGAGCAAAAAATATGAGGCTGCCGATCCTGTGAATGTAAGGCAGTGCCCTGTATGCTTTTCAGTATTCCCGCCCAAGGACAGCGAGGGGAACAAGGTTCGGGTGTGCCCCGAGTGCGGATACGAATTTCCTGCAAAAGAGCGTTCCGAGATCGAACAGGAGCAGGCAGAGCTGACTAAAATCGAGGGATTCGTCCTTGATTTCAAAACGCCTGAGGAATGTCAGACATACGGAGAACTTCTTGACTACGCCGCGAGTCATGGGTATAAAAAAGGCTGGGCATGGTATCAGGCTAAGAAAAGGGGGCTGATAGCTTGACGGAAGAACACAGGATACAGAACGAGATACGGCTTGCGCTGTCGGATTCATGCGTTATTTTTCGTGTAAATGTCGGAAAGGTCAGAACCCCTGACGGGCGGTACTTTGATGCAGGTGTTCCCCAAGGATTTTCCGATCTGTTCGGATTCAGAAAATCAGACGGCACGGCAGTATTCATTGAAGTAAAAACGCCGAAAGGCAGACCAACAGACCAACAAAAACTATTCCTCGCCGCTATGCAGAAATACGGTGCAATTGCAGGTATATGCAGAAGCGCAGAGGAGGCACTCAAATTGATCGGAGGTAAATAATATGGGATTTTCAACAAACTACGAAGATGTGAACGACGATTTTGGTATTATTCCGGAGGGCGACTATGAAGTAGTCATCAGGAATATCGAAGAACGTACCACTATGAGCGGAGCGACAGGGCTGAACCTTTCGCTCATCATCAGAAATGATGTTGACCAGAAGTTCAAGGACCGTTATCTTTTCCATACGCTGTGGAAACGGAAAGAGCCGACACAGGCAGATATGCAGGTTCAGGGCTACAGCTTCAAGCAGATCATGAGGCTTGCAAAATCGGCAAAGCTCCCGAACGGCAAGGCGTATGAAACTGTCAGGGATATGTGCATGGATCTTATGCACCGCCCGCTGAAAGTTACGGTCGAGCACAGAGAGTGGAACGGCAAGCAGCAGGAAAACATAAAGTACATAAACGAAAGCAGATTCCCCGAATGCAAACACGTTTTCAAGGAAAAGAAAACCACAGCACATCAGGAAACGCCTGCCGCTGTTCAGCCGACTGTTTCAGTTAGTGATCTGGGCGATTTCGAGGAGATACTCACAGACGCAGAAGTCCCGTTTTAAGGAGGCAGAATGTACGAATTTATACCTAATGAGCTGAAGAAGCTCAGAAACTGGGTATGCTGGAAAGCCGAGCCGGACCCGAGGTCGCACAGCGGGATCAGCAAGAAACCTATAAACCCGAAAACCGGAGGACAGGCTATGTCCAACAACCCCGATACATGGAGTGATTTTGAAACGGCAGCAGAGGTCTCTTCTGATTTCGCAGGAATAGGATTTATGTTCAGCAACTCAGGTTATTTCGGTGTTGACCTCGATGATATCGACGTAAAAGGCAGCCTTGCGTCTGAATTCGTAAACGCACTGCAAAGCTACACCGAATTGTCACAGTCGGGAAACGGTATCCATATCATTTGCAAGGGAAAGCTCCCCGAGGGCGGCAGGCGCAGGGGCAACATCGAGATGTATGACAGCGGACGATTTTTTGTAATGACAGGAAATTACTGCTCGGAATTCATTGATATTTCAGATTGCACTGAAAAAATAAAACCTCTGCACGAGAAGTATCTCGGCACTCCAAAACAAGCGGCAGGAAAGGCACTGCCTGCCGCTGCGGATGTGCAGTCTGTGATCAGCAGGGCAATATCATCTGCAAATGGTGACAAGTTCAGCCGGCTCTACGGTGGCGACTGGTCTGACTATGCATCACAATCGGAAGCTGACATGGCGTTTTGCAATATGCTTGCATTCTGGTGCGCGGGAGACGCTGAAAAAATGGACAGCATTTACCGCAGTTCGGGTCTTATGCGCGAAAAATGGGATCGCAGGCAGTCAGGCAGTACATACGGCAAGCTTACAATTTCAAAGGCTGTAAGTCAATGTGACACGTTCTATGGGCAGAAAGAAAGCTATGAAGGGATAAGCATAAAGGGCAGAGATCTGCCTGAGCCGTCATCGACTGTAAAAAAGCACTATTCTCTTGACGATACGGGAAATGCCCAGCGGCTTACAGACGCTTTTGGCGATATACTCAAATGGTCATATATAGACAAGAACTGGCTTTATTATAAGGACGGCAAGTGGAACTATGACAATATCGGCTATCACAGAACTGTCGCGGACAGTGCGGTCGAGCTTATTGAAAAAGAACGGTCTTATTATTCCGATGACGGCGACAAGGAAAAAGCTTTCGAGAAACATATCAAGCGCTCGCGGAGCTTTACAGGCAAAACCAATATGCTGAGAGAGGCGGAGCATTATTCTCCGCTCCTCCCATCGATGATGGATAAGAAAAAGAACTATCTGAACTGCCGAAACGGTATCTTTGACCTGAAAACAGGTCAGCTCATGCCGCACAGGAAAGAAGCATATATAACGAAGATCACCCGATGTCCTTACGTTGAAGATCCTGTTGATATCCCACAATGGAAAAAATTCCTGAACGATATCTTTGGCGGCGACAGAGACCTTATACGCTACATCCAGAAAGCTGTCGGCTACAGTCTCAGCGGTTCAACGGCAGAGCAGTGCGCGTTCTTCCTGTTCGGCACGGGACGAAACGGAAAGTCTACGTTCCTTGAAATAATCCGTTGTATTTTCGGCGATTATGCTACGAACATACAGCCGCAGACGATAATGGTCAAGCCGTCATCTGGCAACACTGCAAACAGCGATATCGCACGTCTGAAAGGTTCGCGTCTGGTTACGAGCGTTGAGCCTAATGAGGGTATGCGCATAGACGAGGGGCTTCTGAAACAGCTCACAGGTGATGATGTGGTGACTGCCCGCAAGCTGTTTGCGGAAGAATTCGAGTTCAAGCCCGAGTTCAAGCTGTGGATGGCGACAAACCATAAGCCGATAATACGCGGCACGGATACGGGTATATGGCGAAGGATCCACCTGATACCGTTTGAAGTTCAGATACCGTCCGACAAGGTGGACAGGCACTTGAAATACAAGCTTGCACAGGAACTTGACGGGATATTCCGCTGGGCTATAGACGGCTGTATGCTTTGGCAGAAAGAGGGTCTGCGTATGCCGAAAGCTGTTCTTGACGCAGTAAAGGAGTATCAGCATGAAATGGACGTTATATCTGCGTTCATCGACAGTTGCTGTATTACGGGAGGGGGAGAAGTGAAAGCGTCCCAGTTGTATTCCGTGTACGCAAGGTGGGCAGATGAAAACAACGAGTACAAGATGAGCAACACAAAATTCGGAGTTGAAATGCAGAAAAAGTTTGAACGTGTAAAGAGGCGTGATGGTTTAGCCTACTCGGGGATCACTTTAGGCAGCGAATTTTATTCGGTTTCTATCGGTTAAGTGTGCAGGGTGTGCAGGGTTGCAGGGGTTTTCCTTATTCTTCATGTAAAAAAAATAGAAATGAATTTATATATAAGGAATAGGAAAAGGGTGCAAACCCTGCACACCCTGCACAGGGAGGTGATTTTATAATATACGATTTCAGTGATCCGAAACAATTCAAGGCACTTGAGCGTCAGGCTTATGACGGAACGGTCGATGTGAGCAGATTCCCTCCTGCCGCATACAGATACTTCGACAGCCTCAGGCTGCTGTACGCACGGTACAAGTATGACAATCTCAGCAAGGAAGATGCGGCGGCGGAAAAGCAGAAGCTGCTTGCGCAGTATAACGAGGCTACAGCCGCTGTTATGGGAATGAAAAGCGCTTATCAGTATTATCAGGACAACATACGCAAGGCAGGCTCGCTGCTGTCACAGATCGAGAAATCACATAACATTGCAGAAATAGCAATGCTTGCCTGCGAGTGCATAGGAATGATGACGAACGACACAGATTTTTTGAAAAGGCAGAAAAGTAAATTTGAATAGGCAAAGGAGCGGAATATATGATAGTATCAGCTACAGCACAATCACCATGCAAGGGATGTAGTGAAAGGGTGTTAAATTGTCATAGCCGTTGCGATAAGTATAAAGCGTACAAGCAAAAGCTTGAAGAGAACAGAGCGAAAGTTAACGCTGAGACTGAGATTATGCAGTTTAACCGAGATGTAAAGCAGCGGATCGCGTCGTTGGCGACCCGGAAGAGCAGAAGAGGAGGAGAATGAAAATGACGGTTCGTGAGCTAATAAAAAGTCTCAAATTCGTAAAAAGGAGAATCGGCAATGTCGAAGTGTTTGTGGCAGGGTGCGATCATAATGGCGATTTCTTGAAATGTTCGCTTTCTGACAACGGAATAGCTTGCAATGCCGATAGCGTTACGATTGATGTTTTAATGCAATCAATTGCGTTAAAGGGGAAGCAGTATAGTGGCGCTTCTACGAAGGAAGAAAAATTTAACGCATTACTTGAATGTTGCAACGATCACTTCCACGAGAATTGTTATGGTTGTAATATTGAAGGAGCTCTGTGGTGTTGTGGCCCAATGGCGTTTATGAGAATGTCGGATAAAGAAATAGACGTTCTTTATGCAAAAATTTGCGGGGACGAAGCCTCGAAACTGATAGGAGATGATGAACAATGGCAAACATCAAGGATTTAAAGAGAATGTGTGAAGCGCATAAGTTTTGTACAGATTGTCCGTTAAAGACTGATACTTGGTGTATACCGTGTGCGCTACCTGACAACGCCGACGAAATCGTTGACAAGTGGGTTCAGGAACACCCTGTAAAGACATATGCTATGGACTTCTTTGAGAAGTTTCCGAATGCGCCAAGAGACAGAGACGGAGCACCAAAAACGTGTTGGAAGCACGTCTACGGAGACGGAAAGTATTGTTCTTCTGACGCTTGTACAGAATGCTGGAACAGGGAGATGAAGGAAGATGGCTGAAAAATTAAAACCGTGTCCGTTTTGTGGTGGGAAAGCAGTGCTGGAATATTCGGGAGTCGAAGTCCTTCGCAACTGCGAGAGAGGCAACATAGAAATGGCATGGAAGGTGTGGTGCCCGAATTGCGGAACAGAAAAACGTGGCGGATTGACTACATACTGGTTAAACAATGACGCTACGCTAACAATTGCAAGGGAATATGACGGCAGGAAAAAGGCAATCGTGAGCTGGAACACGCGAGTAGCACCACACCACAACTCCAACACCGAAACCTGCGTATGCTGTGGCGCCGAGATCCCAGAGGGTCGGCAGGTGTGTCTGGCGTGTGAGAACAGGGAGGACAAATGAAAACACGAATATTTGTGATCCGTAACGGCGATTATGGTACATACTTACACACGTCAATGACCAAAATCAAAGCGTTCACGTCATATTATGGTGCGCTACAGTATATGCGGTTCCACGGATTAAACGAAAACATCTACAAGGTCGAGGTGTGGATATGGGAGAGATGAAAATAAAGGACTTACGCCAATATCGGACTATATGTGCTGAAATTGATTATATAAACAGCAAGCTGAAAGGTAGCAAGATCCATGTAAGTGATTCGGTTCAGTCCGCAGCTAAACATCCATACAGCCTTCACAACGTGCGGATTGAAGGGGATATATATGAACGTTCATCACCGTCGCTTCTTGCAAAACGGCAAGACCTTATTGCACAGAAGGAAAGCATTGAGCAATTTATAAACAGCATTCCGATTTTCAAGATACGGAGAGCGCTCGAACTATATTGCATTGAACCTTTGGGCGAGAACCTTGTATCACCAACTTGGGAAGATGTTGCAGACGCTATGGCAGACGGCAGTACAGCAGCGGCTTTAAAAATGGCGGTGAAAAGATTTTTAGAAAAATCCTGATTTTGTTACTAATGTTACACATGTTACGAATAAGGTGTGGTATAATTACGATGGGATTAAAGTAAATTCCGAACCCCAACTCCTTTTTTTGTCAGACCGCTCAATTATTGCGCGGTCTGATTATTTATTTTGCCAAAAAATCACGGTTTGTATTGAAATATGTGTTGTCTTATGGTAGAATGTAGAAAAGGATATTGGGGGTAATACAAATGAAAAATATATCATTATGCTTTTATCAGTTTTCAGTTTTTAAAACTGTTAAAAAAAACGGGAAAGAAACTGAAGTTAGCGTCTGTCTTGATGATATTAATGGTGAAAGCATTGCAAATTGTGTTTACACATTTTTGAGAAGAAATGTTGATAAATATGAAGATGACAAGGAGAAGGAAAAGGTTTATAAACCTGATAGTGCAGAAGTTAAGACTGCGAGTATAAATAACCATTTTTATTTCGGAGCTCTTCATGCAATAATAAAATCAGGAGATTATGGAATTGAAGTGGAAATCGTTGATCCTGAAACAGGAGAGAAAACACATACTCAAGCTAAAAAAGAAGCAGGAGTAATGCCATTTGGTTTTTCAATATATTATTCTAAAATTAGCAGAGAAGGAATATTGATTTCGCAGACATTCGGCAATAGAGGAATGTTCAGTCATTTGAAGGGCATACTTGAAGATTCGGTTAGATTATTTATGCCTAATGCCAGCGTTATAGTGAAATGTGTAGTTCCTGATATCTATTTTCAGAATCTCATGAACTCAAAAGAGATGCAGTCTATTGTAGTAGAAACAAAGAAAAAAACTACTAAAGATTTAGATGAGCAGTGTCCATTGGTTGATTATGAATCTCGAGAGCATGTGTATAAAAAACCAATATTTAAAATAGGATATAAAGAAAAATTGATAAACTTATTTACAAAAAGGGAGCCACTCGCTATAATAAACGGGCTTGTGGATCCAGATGAAGCAGTCGAAAATGTTAAAATCAACTTTAAATCTAACTCGCGATATAAGACAGTAAACTATTTAACGTATTTTTCTTTAAAAGTTGCTGAAGATATAACAGGAAGTGTGAAGACCAACATTGAAACAGGTCACCCACAAAAAGAGAGTTTATTTGAACAAATGGATAAAAAGGCAATTTTTTATATGGAAGATTTAAATATCATTATGCCCAAAAGTTCACATGAATCAATTGACTACATTGGAGATTCGTTTTTTTATTTGAAATCAGATGAGGTGGTCGAAAAAAATGTATCTGCTGTCAAAAGCTAGTCAATTACTTACAAATGCGCATTTTTACATTATATTGGCTATTTTATGTTTTGTTATTAGCTCAGGTAAAAAATATGTTAATATTTCAAGAATTGTAAAAGCATACTATGAAGAATTTATTTATAAAAATAGATCAACGATATTAATTATCATTGTTATACCAGTTTGTTTGGCAAATGCGCTAAATTTAGAGATAGTACTTGATGAAAAAACAACGGAAACGATTTGCGTAATAATTTCAATACTAATGTCATTGTTTTTTACTTATTTGTCATATTTTCAAGATAGTGAAAAAAAGGAATATGAAGATTATAATTTTAAAAGAATACATGATCAATATTTGAAAGAGACCAAGGCCGTAGCTTCTTACGAGATCTTAATTAGTGTATTATTGCTTGTTATATGCTTTGTATATCCAATGATTAAAAATGGACTAATAAAAGAATTTATCAGCGGCATAGTTTATTTCTTATTATTTCATATGTTAATGAATTTGTTGATTTTGTTAAAAAGACATAATAATAATTTATAAGCATAATTTAACCGCTCTCCTATAGGAGAGTGGTTTTCTTATACCCTGAAAGCAGAAAGGACGGTGTTACCGTGAACGAACGGCAGAAGAAATTTGCAGAATACTATGCTCAGAGCGGTAATACCGTTCAGAGTGCCATAAAAGCAGGATACAGCGAAAAATATGCAAACGCAAGGGCATATGAAATGTTGGGGAATGTTGGAGTTGCAGAGTATATCCGTGAACTGTCTGAAAAGGTACAGAATGAGCGTATAATGACCGCAAAGGAGCGGCAGGTACTTTTATCAGATATTGCCAAAGACGGCGACAACGACCCTGCTGACCGTATCAGAGCCGTTGATACCCTCAACAAAATGACAGGGGAGTATGTTGCTAAGATACAAGCAGAGGTAAAGACTTCCGAAAAGCTTTCAGATGTTTTCAACCAGATTGGCGGTGAGGGGCTTGAAGAGTAGATTCCCATTGTCACAAAAATACATCGACTTCGTCAACAGCATTCACAATGTGACAGCGGATTTTCTTGAAGGTACCACTGCTTCTGGGAAAACAACTGTCGGGGCAGGTATAAAGTTCATGCGAATGGTGTCTGCAAATCGAAAGAAGCTTCATGTTATTGCCGCCAAAACTACAGGCAAGGCTGAGGAAACTATCATTCAGCAGGACAACGGTATTCTTGACCTACACTCAAATGCTAGGTATTTTGGCAACGGTGATAAGGATTACAAGCTGCCACACATCAAGTTCGAGGGCAAAATAATTTATGTTCTGGGATATGACAACAAAGACAAATGGGAAATGGTGCTGGGCGCTCAGTTCGGCTGCGTTTATATCGACGAGATAAATACCGCTGACATAGAGTTTGTCCGCGAGATGTCTACTCGAAACGATTACCTTATGGCAACTCTCAATCCTGACGATCCCTCTCTGCCTGTGTACAAAGAGTTTGTAAACCGTTCACGTCCGTACAGCAAGTACGCTTGTGACGTACCCGAGGAAATAACGAAAGAGCTTACGGAAGAACCTGTACCGAATTGGCGGTACTGGTTCTTTACTTTTCGCGATAATCTTTCACTTACGGAAGATGACATACAACGCAAGATCGCTGCCGCCCCGAAAGGCACTAAGCTGTATAAGAACAAGATACTCGGTCTGAGAGGGCGTGCTACGGGGCTTGTTTTTGATTTACAGCCCCGTAATATAATTTCACTCAGTACGGCGCAAGGCTTTAAATTTGAGCGTTTTTCAGCAGGTTTGGATACTGCCTATTCGCAGTCCTCGCCCGACACTATAGCGTTCACATTTGTGGGTATAACGTCTGACAGAAAGTGCGTTACGCTTGACGAAGAAACATATAACAACCGTGACCGTCATGTGCCGCTTACGCCGTCCGATATTCCCAAAGTTTTTACTGAATTTTTAGAGAAGAACCGCAAGATGTGGGGATTTGCCAAAGATGTCTACATAGATAGCGCAGATCAGGCAACGATACTTGAATGTCAGAAATTCAAGCGGCTTTCGGGAAGTCTGTATAACTTCATACCTGCATTCAAGAAAACGAAAATAATCGATCGCATTCACTTGCAGTCAGCTTGGCTGGCGGCAGGTGATTTTTATATCCTTGAACATTGTAAGGACTATATAGCAGAGCTGAACATATACAGTTGGAAAGAGGATAAGGCAGAGCCCGAGGACGGTAACGACCATTGTATAAACTCCTGCCAGTATGCTTGGCTGCCATTCAAATCACTTATAGGGAGCGTGAAAATAGATGAAATTTGATATAGGAGAAAAGGTTAGACAGATGTTTCTGAACTGGCTTAATATCAATCCCGCGGCAGAGCAGACATTTGTTCTGAATGAAAGAACGGGGCTTATGGCTGATATTCTCCGTGCAAAGCTGTGGTACAGAGGTGACGCTTATGAGTTGTCACAGTTTTTCAAACAACTCGGCTGCGGTACCAATTCTTTCTGGGGGAGCGTTCCTGAACATGAGAAAGTACGGAAGATACACAGTGGACTGCCTGCTATTATAGCCGATACACTTGCCTATATCGTTTATTCGGATATGGACGATATAGCGGTCGAGGGCGAAAAAGGCAGAGCAGCTTTTGAAGAGATATCACAGAACACGGACTTTACAGCACTTGTCGGAAAGGCTATAGTCGATACGCTTGTTGAGGGCGATGGTGCGTTCAAGATTTCTGTTGATGAAACACTTTCTTCTACGCCTATAGTTGAGTTTATCGGAGCTGACAAGACAGAATACCGTTATTTGAGGGGCGTTCTGTCGGAAGTGATCTTCCGAAGCGCACACGAAAACGGCAACAGGATATACCAGCTTGAAGAACATTACGGCAGAGGTTACATCGAAAGCCGACTGTACGATCACAGTGGTCACGAGGTAAACCTTGACAGTGTTCCTTGCCTTGCCGACATAGAACCGAGAGTGGAGTTTGCAGGAGATTACATAATGGCTGTACCACTCAGGTTTTACGCTTCAAAGAAATATTCTGACAGAGGCAAGAGTATATTTGACGGCGGTAAATCAGATTGTTTCGATGCTCTGGACGAGGTTATCTCGCAGTGGTGGGACGCAATCAGAATGGGACGTGTAAAGCAATACATACCCGATAATATGATACCCCGAAACGCTGAGAACGGCTCGCTCGGGAAGCTCAATCAGTTCGGCAACAACTATATTATGATAAGTCAGCCGTTGCAGGAGGGCGTTACTCCGAAAATAGAGGTCGTTCAGCCTGATATCAAGTATGACGCATTTGTATCGTCCTATACAAACTGCCTGCTGATGTGTTTGCAAGGTCTTGTATCGCCTGCCACTCTCGGCATAGATGTGGGCAAGATGTCAAGTGCAGACGCTCAGCGAGAGAAGAAAGACGTTACGGGCAACACCCGAAACACCATTACAACGGCGCTTGAAAAGGCTCTGCCTGAACTTGTGGAGGCTGTGCTAAAGACATATGACAATATGCAGGGCAAAGCCCCGGAGTCCTATGAGGTGACAGTTGATTTTGGCGAGTATGGCGCTCCCGATTTTGACAGCCGTGTCGAAACGGTCGGAAAAGCAAGTACCTATGGTGTAATGTCAACAGAAACGCAAGTCGAGGAGCTGTGGGGCAGTTCCAAAGAGGACGATTGGAAAAAAGCTGAGGTCCACAGAATTAAATCCGAAAAGGGAATTATTGAAACAAACGAGCCGTCTGTTGGTGATTCATAATGCTTGACATTAATGATATTGTGAAAATCTTCGAGGAAATCGAGCTCCGTCTGGTTCAGTCATTGAAGAGAAATCTCGGCAGGCATCGTCAGGAAGAGAAGGACTATGGCATGAACTGGTCAGCATGGCAGGCAGAGAAGCTCGAGGGTCTGCGAAAATTCCGTCAGGAAAATGCCGATATCATGTCGCAGTATGTAGATCAGATCAACACCGAGACACGAAAAATAATGGCAGAACAGTTTGAAGAGGGCATGAACGGTGCGTTTTCCCATGGCGCAGATCAGCCACAGTTCTTCGGGGTAGATACTGTAAAAGTGAACAAGCTTATTGATGATGTTTCATATCTTCAAAAAAACGTAGAAACTGCGGCACTGAGATGTACAGATGATGTTTACAGACGGACCGTACACCGTGCTCAGCTTGCAATGAGTACAGGTTCTATGACATTGCAGCAGGCAATAGATATGGCTGTAAAAGATTTTCTGGATAAGGGGATCAATTGCATTGAATATCGTGACGGGAGGCGTGTTAACATTGCCGACTATGTGCGTATGGTACTGCGAACTACAGCAACGCGTGCAGCGATTCAGGGCAAGTCAGAACGGTTCAAAGCATTAGGCTATGACACGATTCAGGTCAGCAAGTACAGTATGTGCAGTGATACCTGTTTGCCGTGGCAAGGCAGAGTTTACATAAACGATGTATACACTATGTGGGACGGTGAGGTCAGAGATCATGGCGGTATTCTGTGGGGCAAATCAAACTACTGCGGCAAATGGTTCATGTTGCTGAGTGCTGCGATAGAAAAGGGGCTGTTTCACCCGAACTGCCGTCATACAATTCTACTGTGGCGTGACGGAGATCCGCTGCCTGAGAGCGTTGACAACGAAGAAAACGAACGGCGATATAAGCTTGAGCAGGAACAGCGGCGGCTTGAAAACAAAGTCCGCAAAGCCAAGCGGAAAGTTGAGGGGCTTTCAGACCCCGACAATATCAAAAAGGCTAAAGCTGAGCTGCGAGAAGCACAGAAACAGCTTCGCGAGTTTATCGACAAGGTCAATGCTGATGAGGGTGAGACTATTCTCAAACGCGATTATGGAAAGGAGAAGATTTACGAAAAATCTGCAAAAGAATCTCCGAAACCATTGACACCAGAAGAAAAAAAGCGTATACTAAAAGAAAAGATAGACTCGGGCGAAATGAAAACAAATGTTGATGTAACGCAACAGCCTAAACATCAGTATTCAAAATCTTGGAAGAATCAAGTAAAGCAATCATTAATGCCTGGCAGTAAACAAAAACCGAGGTCGGTTCTTGCTAAAGGTGCTGTTCCTGAAGAGTTGGTGAAAAAGTATTCGCTAACAGGCAGAGTTGAGTTAAGCAGAGACGGTAGCCGAATTGATGAATTTGTTAACACTCCTGATTTTATAGGACGTACTTATGACAGTGAATTAAAACGGTATGTCAAAACTAAAACTCTTCAAATTAGATACACTAAAAAAGGCATTCATGTATTCCCGACTATTAAAAAGGAGGCGTAGCAATGTTAGATTACAAAGAATGGAACGAAACTGTTCCTAAATTGTTAGGTAAAAAAATTCGTATAACCTGCACAGATGATGAAGTCTATAACACCACCTGTGATTATATCTCAGAAGCAGAAGATGACGAAGGATATAATCTGCCTGTCATTGTAACGCCTTTTTTTGAATTTGACAGAACTGATGTTAAAAAAATTGAATTTTTAGATTAAACCGCCCAGCAATGAGCGGTTTTCTTATACCCAAAATAGAAAGGATAGATAATATGAAAATATTTATATCACAGCCCATGCGCGCCAAAACAGATAAGGAAATATTATCAGAAAGGGCAAAAGCTATAGAAACTGTCAAAGAAAGATATCATGCTGATGTAGAGGTTATTGATTCTTTCTTTCAAAATGCACCTACTGACGCAAAACCGCTTTGGTTTCTTGGAAAGTCACTTGAGCTGCTTTCATCAGCCGATGTCGCTGTTTTCTGCAATGGTTGGAAAGACGCACGAGGCTGTCGAATTGAATACAATTGCTGTTCAGAGTATGGTATTGAACATATAGAACTTTAAATATCGGAATTTAGCACCTTAACAGGTGCTATTTTTATACCCGTAAGGAGGTAAAAAATGCCGAAGCCGAGAGATGCCCCCTGCAAACGCCCTGACCGAGACGGTACACATCGTTTGCAGTTTGAGAGCAATAAAAAGAAAATTTACGCAACGCAGGAAGTCTGCGGGATATGTGGAAAGCCTGTTGACTTTGGCTTTAAATTTCCTCATCCGCTTTCAGCCTGCATTGACCACATCATTCCGGTCGCAAAAGGCGGACATCCGTCCGACATCAGCAATTTGCAGTTGGCACATATGTGCTGCAATCGCCAGAAGTCGGATAAGATCATTGAAAAACAGGATTTTTCAACAGGTATTGTTGAAGTAATATCAAACAGAGTACTGCCTCAAACATACGATTGGAAAAATATATGAAAGGAGTATCTGCATGGGCGTTGAAAAGCGTTACGGCAGACAAACTCCTACAACCTCTGTGGTCTTATCATATCAGGATTCTCGCGGAACAGAAGCAATTGACATCTATAATCGTTCCAACAAGGGTGTTCTGCCGTGGCAGGAGCTTATGCTGGAAGATATTATGGCTGTCAATGAAGAAGGCTTGTGGACTCATATGGAGTTCGGCTGGTCTATTCCGAGAAGAAACGGCAAGTCAGAGCTGCTTATAATGCGGTCAATGTGGGCGGTGCAGCATGGAGAACGAACACTTTACACGGCACACCGCACTACAACTTCCCACAACGCATGGGAGAAAATAGTAGAGAGACTTGCCAAGGCAGGATTCAAGGAAGATTTAGACTTCAAGACTACCAAAAAATTCGGCTTAGAGGAAATCATATGGCTAAACGGCGAAGAAGAGGAATGCGGAGTGATAAATTTCCGCACACGCTCAAGCAAGGGCGGACTTGGTGAAGGCTACGACCTTCTCGTTATTGACGAAGCTCAGGAGTACACATCGGATCAGGAGAGTGCATTGAAGTATGTTGTTACTGACAGCAAAAATCCTCAGACTCTGATGTGCGGAACGCCTCCGACGGCGGTTTCGTCAGGAACAGTATTTTTGAAATACCGCAAGGAATGTCTTTCGGGAAGCAAGGAAGATGCAGGCTGGGCAGAATGGTCAGTTCCTAATCTGACAGACGCTCATGACCCTGACTTGTGGTACGAAACGAATCCTAGCCTTGGGTATATCCTTTCAGAAAGAAATATCCGCTCCGAATTGGGCGACGATCAGGTCGATGATAATATCCAGCGACTTGGTCTGTGGCTTAGATACAATCAGAAATCAGCTATCAGCAAGGAGGAATGGCTTTCCTGCACAGCAGACAGTCCGCCTCAGCTTTCTGAACCTGTAAAGCTGTATTATGGTATCAAGTTTGCCAAAAACAACGGAAATGTTTCACTTTCTGTTGCGGTAAAGACGATTGACGGAAAGATATTCATTGAAAGCATTGACTGCCGACCAATCAGAGAAGGCAATCAATGGATAATTGACTATCTGATAAACTCAAAAGCTAAAAAGGTGGTAATCGATGGAGCAGGGAATCAACAGATACTTGCTGATGATATGAAAAACGCAGGGGTAAAATGCAAAGCAATCTTGCCGAAAGTGGCTGATGTGATAGCGGCTAACGCATTATTTGAGCAAAAGCTTTTTGATATGCAGTTGCTGCACATGGCACAGCCGGCATTGATTCAGGCTGCGTCCAACAGCGAACACAGGGCTATAGGAAACTCCGGAGGTTTCGGCTATGTGTCGATACTGGAAGGCGCAGACGTATCCCTGCTTGAATCCGCAGCTCTTGCAGTATGGCTGTGCGCCAATGTCAAGGAGCGGAAAAAGCAGGAGATAACATATTAACTACCCGACTACGGGGGAAAGTAGGAGAATTATGTCCGAGGAATTCAAGACTATCGAAACACAGGAAGCGCTTGACGCGATCATTAAGGAGCGTTTGGAGCGCAACACAAGAAGCGTGACAGATTCTGTCACCAAAAAGTACGAAGGCTATATCTCGCCTGACGAGTATAAGAAATCAACTGACAGCATCGAGGTGCTTAATAAGCAGCTTGAAGAAAACAAGCAGACGATAGCTGATCTTACTGCCAAGAATGCGAAATACGAGAGTGACTCGGTAAAAATGAAAGTCGCAAGAGAAGCAGGACTGCCTATCGAAATGGCTGACAGGATATGCGGCAAGGATGAAGCGGAAATGAAGGCAGACGCAGCAAAGCTTGCGTCATTTATGAAATCCTCGCATTCGCCGCAGTTGAGAGATCCCGAGAGCGGCGAAAGCTTGTCAGGTGTGGAGGCAGCATTCTACAAAAGAAATCCAAATTTAAAGAAATGAGGTATTTGATCTATGGCACATGAACATCAGGAAAGATATTCAGAACTTACCCTCGTAAAAATGCGTGCTGAACTCGCGCTTAAAGACGGTGTTGTCTTTAATAATGACTATGAGGGCGACCCGAAAGCCGGTGCAGTCAAAGTTCCGGTAAGAGATAAAGAGGTTGAGGTATCTGATTATAATAAGTCAACAGGTATGAACCCGACAGAGGGCGCTACATCATACAAGACGATCGTTATAAGCAAGGACAAGGGCGTGAATGAGATCATTGACGGATATGATGAACAGTCTGTACCGGATAATCTCGTTGCTGACAGACTCGACTCGGCAGGTTATTCACTTGCTTCGGTTGTCGATACTGACGGCGGTTCAACTCTCCTTTCAGGCGGTACGATCGAGAACGTTGAGAGCATCACAACTGCAAATATCTATGATATCATTGTTGAGATCCGCAAAAATATGTCGAAGGCTAATGTTCCGAATGATGGCAGCCGATATATGCTCGTAACACCTGATATTTTTGCGATTCTTCTTAAATCGCCACAGTTCGTATCAGCTTCAAGCCTTGGAGACGAGGTGAAGCAGAGCGGTATCATTGGCAGAATTGCAGGATTTAATATTATCGAGTGGAATGACAGTACCGCGAACCTCGCAATGATCGCAGGTCATCCGCGATTTGCAACCAGAATCAAAGAATGGAGTGTTCCTGTGCACATTCAGAGTCTTGATGAATCAGGAAAGTATATAGGAGCAGTTGCTGTACAGGGCAGAATGGTTTATGACCATGCCGTTCTTCGTGCGTCGGCTATCCGCTGCGTATTCTCGCCCGCAGTTCTTTCAGGATCTCTTGCGGCTGCAACAGGTTCCGGCACATCCGGCAAGACTGTTGTAACGATCAGTTCGGGCAATACGGGTACAACATACGCTTACAAGGTCAATCCTGCGGAAAGAGCAAAGTACGGCGTATCATCTGCAAACTATGGCGGTACTGCTCTCACGAGCGGCACTACAGCTATCTCAGTATCGGCAGGCGATGTGATCGAAGTTGTTAATTTTGACAGTTCCGCAGCAGTTGCAGCAGGCTACTTTACAGTATCAGCCGATGATATTGCTAAGTGATGGTATATGCAACAGTTTCTGATATAACGGCAAGCGGATACACTCTTACTGCACAGCAGCAGGATGCGGCAGAGGTTTTACTCGAAACCGCGTCCGCAAAGCTGCGATTACAGGCTAAAAGATTCGGCAAGGATATAGACGAAATGATCGCTTCCGATGAGGATTATATCCTTGCTGTAAAATCTGCTGTTATATCTTCGGTGATGAGAGCGATGAACAGTATCGGAGATACATCTCCGCCTGCGACGCAAATTTCACAGTCAGGTCTTGGTTATACCGCGTCAATGACATATCTTAATTCCGGTCAGTCGCTGTACTTTTTGCGAAACGAGCTGAAAGAACTTGGACTTATGCGCCAATCTTACGGAGCACTGGAGGTGTTCGGGTGAGCCTTTTAAAAGGAATGGATATAGAGATTTTTGAAAACGGCAGTTTTGAAAAGGTATGCGGGTGTCTCGTTGGTTCACCGTCGGCAGACGGGAAAACCTACACTATCGGCATTCCAAAGGGTGATATTCACAACTGGGTGAATAAGAAACTCCGCGTATTCGGGATCATATTCAGAACTATCGGCTATCCGCAAATGGGAATTGCTGAAAATATTCCACTTAACTGGGACAGAAACGTTACAGCGGAGATTTTGAGAACAAATGGCAATTGTACCATCTACGAAAAGGGTACCTATCGGAAAAGAGTTTATCATGAGGTATTTTTCATTGATAAGCGAGGAGAAAGCGTGACGAAACCCGGAGCAGACACGGCTGACAGTCTGACTGTGACAATATACTCAGCCTGCAACAGTGACGATTACATTCCCAAAAAAGGCGATATAATCGTTCCGGCTGATATTGAGTTTGAATTTGATGTATCATCTCAGCAGGCAGAATCAGCGAGTATGGCAGAGTTTCGCAGGCAGTATTCCGACTTTGCAATTGTGGACAGCACTCAGGTCTCCGATTCAATAAGCGCTGATTATATCATTAATGCAAGGTGAGGACAATGGTTGGCTACAAGTTTGTGTACAATTCCGCTGCAATTATAATGCGCAGAAATAGACTGGGCGCTGCGCAGGATTATATTGACAGGGAGGTTCTCAAAAGGTGTGCTCAATATACGCCTGTCGGACTTGAACGATACCGGAATTCAGGTAAGCTTCTTGCTTCGGCTGAGATATGCAAGCGCGGCAGGATAAGGTATACCGCACCGTTTTCGCGACATGATTACTACGCCAATGTAAACCATAAACGAGGGGGAAATCCGAATGCACGTCGTATGTGGTTTGAAGTCGTGAAAGCAAACTACGGTAAAAAGATGCTTATCTCTGCCGCTAAAATTGCAGGAGGAAAGCCCGTAAAATGAACATAATCGAATTTATGAAAGAAACATTGCAGGCATTTCCGAAAATATCGGAGATCTGCAACACAATTCATGTTGACTTTACCGATTCTGCACCGACTTCATACGGATTATCTTCAATCGGCGATGCGCTTGTAAGCGAGGATGTCCTTGGAAATCAGACGCGGCAGCACAGTTTTTTGCTTACATCTGTTTACAGCGCGATAAATGATTTTGAGCGTCAGGAAAACAGCACTGCCCTGACCGAGCTGGCACAATGGCTAGAACGTCAGAAAGGCACTGAAATAGAGACCGTGGTTGACGGCGAAAGCAATACTGGCGAGGTCACAGATATAACCACAGCAAATGGTATGCTATATGCTATACCGAACGAAAATACTATTGACGGTTGGCAGTATCAATTGCAGATAAATGTCAGTTATACCGTTGAATAATCAGGAGGTAAATATGCAGAAATTCACCTATGAAAAGGGCAAACTCAACCGTTCGCACCTTAAGCACTACGCCGATACAACATTCGGAGGAACAGATTCTCCCAAGTGGGCAATTCTCGGCAAAAACGTTGATGACGCATCCGTGGCACTCAATCCCACGGTAGAGTCTACAAAGAACATTCTGGACGAAACAGATGTAAATGACAACGGATATGAACCAAGCCTTGAAATCGGCACATACTACGCTAATCCATCAGACGCTATTTATGTGCAGCTCAAAAAGATAGCGCTCGAACGTCTGACCGGTGAGGAGTGCAGGACAAAGATCCTTGAAGTCCTCATCGACAAGACCGACAGTCCGTTTGATGCGTGGACGGAAGAAGTTTACATAAAGCCGCAGTCCTACGGCGGCAGTCAGAGCGGCGTAAACATTCCGTATACGATTACTTTCGCAGGGAACCGCACAAAGGGAACAGTTGCATTTACAAGCGGCGTTCCTACATTCACAGAAGCAGAATAACCAAAAGGGGCAGAAAATCTGTCCCTTTTTATTTTGGAGGTAAGTATGAAAAGTATAAATTTTGATACGCTTGAATACAAGGAATACGCACTCAACGGCGATGAAAACAACACCATACGAATAGCTGCCGGTGATTACAATATCATCGAGAGGCTCGGACAAGCTGTTGACGAAATAGGTGAGGTTCAGGAGCAGTTTTCTGAAATAAAGGCTCCTGATGCAGGGATCCTTTCTGAGATTGACAGAAAAGCCCGTGAAATCGTCAATAAGGTTTTCGATGAGGACGTATGCACAAAGGCTTTCGGAAACAAGAACAGCCTCTCCACAGCCTCAAACGGGAAAGCCATTCTGCTTAACTTCATTGAGGCACTCCTTGAGATCGTAAAGGCAGATTTCGGCAAGATGGTTGAAACTCAGTCCGCAAGTGTTTCTCCAAAGGCAGAAAAATACATAAGCAACGTTTCTTCCGTTCCTGAGATCTCTGATCTCTCAAATCTTTCGCCTGAACAGAAGAAAGCCGTTCTCATGCAGTTGCTCTGATGCTTAACTATCTTCCGACAGCCCTTTGTATCGGCGGCAAGACATACAGGATAAGAACGGATTATCGGGTAATACTGAATATTTTTTCTGCATTTGAGGATAACGAGCTGAGCAAGCAGGACAAATGCTATGTGTGTCTTAAATGCCTTTATATCGACATTGAAAGCATTCCTAAAAAGGATATGCAGGAGGCTGCCGAAAAGGCATACTGGTTCGTGGGGGGCGGCGATATACCGAAATCAGGCGTTAATTTCAAGACGCTCGACTGGGAAAAAGACGAGCATATTATCTTTCCTGCGCTGAGCAAAGCGGCAGGCTATGAAGTCAGAAATGTGCCGTACCTGCATTGGTGGGTGTTGGTCGGGCTGTTCAATGAGGTCAGCCCTGACGGTTTGTTTTCACAGGTGCTGGCTATTCGCTCAAAGCTTGCGAGGGGCAAAACCCTGAGCAAAACGGAACTTGAATTCTATAACCTTAATCGTCAAATGATAGACCTGAACCGTTTGTCAGACGAAAAGGAACGTGAGGATGAAGAACTTATCAGACTGATAACGGGTGAAGTCTGAGAGGCATGAAACGAGGTGAACTTACATGGTTGACGGCTATCTGAATTTTGATACCAGAATTGACACAAAAGGATTTGAAAAGGGTTTAGGCAATGTTCAGAATGGGCTGAAATCTATTAAATCTATTCTCGGGCAACTTTCCACAGCGGCATTAGCAGCATTTTCCGTAAAGGCAGTAGTTGACTTTGGCAAAAAGGCAGTCGAAAGCGCCGCAGAAGTTCGGGCGGCAAACGCGCAAATGGAGCAGACCTTCGGTGATTTGTACAGCACGGCTGACGCTGCAATGAAACGTGTAGCTGATCAGAGCGGAATCGTACAGACACGACTGAACGGTGTTGGTACGTCCATATACGCATTTGCAAAAGCATCGGGTATGGATTCTGCCACGGCTATGAGCATGATGGAAGATGCACTTGCAGCGACTGCGGATTCAGCGGCATATTATGACAGATCACTCGAAGATACCGCCGAGAGCCTTAGATCATTCCTGAAGGGAAACTACGCCAACGACGCGGCACTGGGAATCTCATGCACGGAAACTACCCGAAACATTGCCGCTAATAAGCTTTACAGCAAGTCTTTTCAGGATTTGTCAGAGGCGCAAAAGCAGCTTGTTTTGCTGCAAATGGTCAAAGACGCCAACGCATTGTCGGGCGCTGAGGGGCAGGCTGCACGAGAAGCAGAGGGCTGGGAGAACGTTATCGGAAACCTGAAAGAAACATGGAAACAGTTTCAGGCGGTTATCGGTCAGCCTATTCTTTCGGCTGCAACAATTGCAGTCAAAAACATTACATCGGCGCTTGCTGAACTGACGGCTGCGGCTTCTTCTGCGATTGGCACGATAGGTGAGCTTTTCGGTATAGAGATGGACGGCGCGTCCGATGCCGCAGCGAGCATCTCTGCCGGAGTGACACAGCAGGATTCATTAACGGATTCTGTTGAAGAAACAACAGCGGCTCAGCAGAAAAGTCTTGCGGGGTTCGACAAGATAAATAAGCTTTCAGGGAGTTCGGGAGCAGGTACTGCCTCGGCAGGAAGTTCTCCTGCTGCTGTTACTCCTGTTGTTTCAGACAAAAGCGTAAAACAGGCAGCGAATAAGCTTTCCCAGAAGATTCAGCGCGCATTGAAGCCTGTTCAGATAGCGTGGGAAGATAACTCAGCCGCTCTCATATCAAATGCCAAGCGCGCTGTTGACGCTATGAAGTCGCTATTTAAATCTGCCGGGAGGTCACTTGCAGAAGTGTGGGAAAACGGCAGCGGAGAACGTTTTGCAGGCAACATTATAGTTCTGTTCTCGGACATTATCGGGATTATAGGCGATATGGCAGAGGCTTTGAAGAATGCGTGGAACGATGACGGCAGGGGCACAAAGCTTATACAGTCCTATGCTGACAGGTGGAATGCATTTCTTGAAGTTATCCACGCTGTTGCCGGTGCGGCAAGAGAAGCATGGAGCGACGGTACAGGCGAAAGTATTCTTGGGCATATACTCGGCATACTGACGAATATCAACAATACCGTTTCGGAAACACGGCAGCGGTTCATTGATGCTTGGAGCGAAAACAATACAGGCGCGGATATTATGTCAGGGATCCTCGGGATTATGGATATTATCCTCGGGACCATTGACAGCATGACCGAATCAACAGCCGACTGGGCGAAAACGCTTGATTTCACACCATTGCTCACATCAATAAGCAAGCTCCTTAAAGCGGTCAAGCCTCTTGTCAAGAATATTGGTGATGGGCTGAAATGGTTCTTGGAAAAAGTTCTCCAGCCGCTTGCAAAATATACCATAAGCAATTTAATTCCGAACTTCCTGAATATCCTTTCAGGCGCGTTAAATGTTTTGAACGCGGTAATAAAAGCTGTGCAGCCGATAGCGCAATGGCTATTTGACAACTTTTTATCACCGCTTGCAAACTGGACAGGCGGTATTGTTTCATCTGCACTCTCAGCGATAGCATCTGCTCTCGAATCAGTTTCAAACTGGATAAGTGAGAATCAGGTTCTCGTTCAGGACTTTGTGATCGTGGTGGGCACTCTTGGAGCGGCATTCAAAATCGCGTCCATCATAGAGGCGGCTACTGCGGCTATGACGGCAGCAGGTGGCGTAATGGGTATACTCACAGGTGTAACAACTGCCCTTGGAGGAGCAGTCGCATTTTTAACATCACCTATCACTCTCGTTGTATTGGCAATTGCGGCGGTTATAGCTGCCGGAGTGCTGCTGGTAAAGCACTGGGACGATTTAAAGGAATTCGCCAAGGAACTCTGGGATAAAATAGTTGACATTTTTAAGGGTGTAGGGAATTGGTTCAGCGACCGCTGGCAGGACATAAAAAATGTGTTTGCGAATATAGGAAGTTGGTTCTCGGATAAGTTTCAGAATGCCCTTGACAGTATAACGCAGGTGTTCTCAGGGATAGGCTCATGGTTTAGCGACAGGTGGAATGACATCACAACTGCATTCTCCGTTGTAAGCTCGTGGTTTGGTAACATATTCACAAGTGCATGGAACAATATTAAGAGCGCATTTTCAGGTGTCGGGAATTTCTTCAGCGGTGTCTGGGACGGTATCACATCGGTGTTCAGCCATGTGACAGATTGGTTCAGGGACAAATTTTCCGAAGCCTGGCAAGCGGTCAAGAATGTATTTTCAGCAGGCGGTGAGATATTCTCGGGAATTGCCGAAAATATTGCAAGTGTTTTCAAAGACATTGTAAATTCACTTATTGACGGTATCAACTGGGTAATTGCCCAGCCGTTTGACGCTATCAACGATGCGCTTGACGGAATCCGAGATGTGGAGATAATGGACTGGGAGCCGTTCTCGTGGCTGCCTACAATCAGCGTTCCTGAGATACCACACTTAGCGAACGGAACCGTTGTTCCCGCAAATTACGGAAATTTCCTTGCGGTTCTTGGCGATAATAAGCACGAGCCGGAGGTAGTATCTCCTATAAGTAAAATAGAAGAAGCGGTTGACAACGTTATGCAGCGATACAACAGCAGCGGAAATTCACCAAAGGAAATTGTTGTTAATACATATCTTTTCCCGAATTCGGCTGCATGGCGGCGCGAGGTCGTCAGAGTCGTGGAAGATGACAGAGTCAGGAGGGGCAGATGAATGTAATTAAAATCAATGGTGCGGCTTTGCCTGTTGAGCCCTTTTCGTATAAGATCACAAAATCTGATCTGTATGCCGAATCAACGGGGCGTACTACAGAAACAGGCAAAATGCTTCTATATCCGATACGCTACGGCGTTTACTCGATTTCGCTTGAATACCACGGTAAGGATTCAGAAATTGCACAAATAGAAAGCATTATATCGCGCGGTACTATGGATGTAACATTTTTCGATAACGGCGAATTTGTAACTAAGCAGATGTATTCATCAGATCGTGAAAACACTGTTGGAAAAATAATGAACGGCAAGGGCAGACATATCCTGACATTTCAACTTATCGAGTTGTAAAGGGGGTGAGATATTGTATCAGGTATCAGCCGCATATATAGCGGCGATCGAAAGCGGCGCAGTTCAGCATATACACGGAACGCTTTCAGACGTCAACGGTGACACACTCACCCTTGACGATAGCACAATGGTCGGAAATCCAAGCATAGACCTGCG